CTTGCCAACTATCTGTCTTAATTTTCCATAAATTTTAATTTTTCTCAGCATGACGATACCTCTTATAAATTGATTTATACATTTGCTCATCCAGCAAATCTCTTGAACTTAGTCTACCGACTTGATGATGTAAAACCATCTGTTCTCCTACATAAACCCCAACATGACAACCAGTATTTTTTGCCATGCTCATCAATAGTACATCATCTTTTTGGATATCATCTGTTACTTCTACAAGACCAGTTTTTGGAAGAGCATATTCAAATAAACCATTAGTAAGCATCTCTGTTGGATCTTTTGGTCTTGGCCAATCTTTAACTTTAAGATTTTGTGATTTAAAATAATCTACTACAAGAGTCCAACAGTCTTGTGCTTTCCATATCCATTCTCTACCTAATAATGGTTGTGGTTTATATCCTGTAGGTTCAAAATAATACCAATCATTTTGTTCTGGGCTATAAATATGCCAAGGGAGGCCAAGATATTCACAAGCTGTTTTGTCTGTTTTAGATGGAAATATTGGCCCTGTAGGATGGGAATGTATTATCGCAGTCAGTTCACCACTATCTTCTGCAAAAGCCCAATCGTCAGGATCAATAATAAAATAAGAACAAAGATTATTTGCTAGATTTTTGCAAGGAAAATATGTTTCTTTTCCTTTTACTATCGCTAAAAGACCACAAGATTCCTGAGGGAGACAATCTTTAGCGTGTTGTGCTGCTTTATCTTTCCAAGTCATGCGTCAATAAAAGTACCAATACCAGGGAAATCTTTTCTAGTAAATTGTCTTTTGGGTACTCTTACATTAGTCAAATCTAAAGCAGAAACACATTCATATTTTATTAATTCTCTATTCTCTAAGACTTTTCTATCCAAGAAATAAATTTCATCAGGAAACTTATCGGCACTTGGTGTTCCAAAAGGGTTAGATCCTCCTGAAAAATTTGCAGCATCAAGGTTAGAGGCAAGTGTTCTTATTCTTGTTAATTTTGCCCCATTAAGATCATTGGCAGGGGTAAAAGCATTTACAGTTGCAATAACGGCTGTAAGTGTAGATAAAATATTACTAACTGTTAAGGTAGGTCTTGGGATTTGGCCTCGACCTGTAAATTCAAAACCTTCGGCTTCTATTGGAAATCTTGCATAACTATTACCTTGCCAAACAAGTTCACCGTTTCCATTTTGGTTTGATCCACTGTGATAACGATATAAAGTGCTGCTTCCATGGATAGACGCTATCAGTTGTAATTCAAACAGTTCAATAACTGCTGATGGATTTATGCTTTGTAGTTCTGAGGTTGGTATTGCCATCTATGGTTCTGCAACCTCCTCAAAAGTAAGGTTCATTGTTACCCTGTTTAAATATGGAATTGTTTTAGATCTTCTTGTACATTTAAATTTTCTTGCAGAAGATTCTCCTGTCATTGTGTAATCAAAAGAAGCCTGATCGTCAAATCTTGCATTTAAAAAAGTATCTATGGTATCGGAATCAGTTTCAGAAATATTAAAAGTCAAGTTCACAACATGAAGTCTTTTATTGGCTGGTAAACCAAAAACAGTTCTAAACTCATAACCATCACCAAGTTTTGTTACAAGCCCTTTTTGTTCAACAGTTTGTGTTGTTCCATATGTTGGTGTGATTGAGGGAAAGGTTGCCATTATGTTAGTAATCCTCCAGGTCTTTTCTCTTTAACAAGTTGCTCTTGTATAGCTTGGCCAATTAGCTGTCCTAATTGGTTTGCCTCGGCTGTACTACCTTGAACTTGTGGTGCGCCTGATGCGTCTACATTTACTGTAACCATATTAGTAACACCTCCTCCACCTCCTATCATGTTATTTGGAATTATAGTGCCTGAACTTGTTGGAACAAATATTTCAGGGCCACGCTCTCCAACGATTGATGCCTTTCCAACAGGTGGCCTTCCACCATTCGCAAAGCCAAGAAGTGGACTTATTCCACCGCCACCGCCTGTAAATGCGTTAGCACCACCTAGAAAGCCACCACCTGAGGATTTTTTGCCACCACCAAAAAGATTACCAAAGAAACCACCAATTTTACTACCGATTCCAGAGACTGCACGTTGCATTGCAACCTCAACAAGTTTTCTTTTCAAATCATTTAAAACATTGATTGCAGCATCAGCTAATGATTGAGTTCCCATTACAGCATCAGTTAAATTACTAACAATTCCCTGCTCTACACTTTGGCCTATCTCCATAAATTTTTCGTTAAGAATATCAGCTTCACTTTTTACGTTTAACAATTCTTCTGCAAATTTTTGAGAGCCAAGAGCTAAATCTGTTACTAAGAAACTTGTCTGACCTAATTTTTCATTTAAGAAATCTGAAGTGGTGACAGTTGATTCTATTGCTGTTGTAGTTGCTTTTGTTTTTTCTTCAATTTTTTTTGTAGGTTCTTCAGCTTTTTTTAAATTTTTACCTAATTTATCTGCTTTGTTAGCAGAATCATTTATATTTTCAGTAATTTTTTCTGTTTTTTGTTGTTTATCTTCAAGAATTTTTGTTTCTCTTATATCTAGTGCCTCTTTAATTTTTGCTGCTTTTATTTCTTCAAATAGTTCTTTTTCTCTCTTTTTTCTTTCTCTATTAAATGGGCTAAATCCAGCGAATCTATCACCTGTTTCTTGTTTTAATTGTTCTTTTGCTTCTTTTCTTGATTCCATAGCGATATTCGCCATATTTAATCTTCCAACTTTATTTGCAGTTCCTACTCTTTCAACTAGCTTTGTTATCTGTCCAACCGCATCAATTGCAAGATTTAAAACTGTTTTGATTTCATCGCCAAGCTCCTCTCCAATTGATCTCGCTAAAGTTTCGACTGTATCTTGTAACGTGCTTAATCTTCCATTTAAAGTATCCGCTTGTGCAGATGCTCCTCCAAAAAACTCACCGCCTTCACTTGTCAGATTAACAATCGCCTGTCTGAATTGATCAGCACTTATCGCACCATCGCTCATTGCATCTGCCAAGGCTTCTGCTGACATTCCTGTCATCCTTTGTAGTTCTTCTGTTACATTTATTCCTTTTTCTAATAACATAATATTTTCTTCTTGCTGGAATTTGTTTTTCGCCACAACTTTACCTATTGCAAGTGATACTGAATCAATATCAGCACCTGCTGTACCAGCAATATCAGCAATTCTTCGTGTCATGTCAGTCACTTTTTCAGTTTCAACACCAAAAGCTTTCATCCTTTTGGTAATTTCTATCAATTGACTACTTGTAAATGGTGTTACAGCACCAAAATCTTGCATTTCTTTTATTATTTCATTTGTTTTTTCTACAGACCCAGTTAAAACTTCTAAGCTTTTCCTTTGGCTTTCCAATTCTGCTGTTTTGACGAAAACAAATTTAGCCGTGCCAACAACTGCTAGTGCAGCAAGAAGTGGCTTTAATGCACCAACTAAACCTTTTACACCTGATTGGGCTGTTTTAGCAGAAGTCCCAGTAGCTCTAATTGATTTGTTTGATTTATCTAAACGCCCTTTTAACTTATCTGTATTTTGACTTAATAGTTTTGTTTGATCATTAACCCTTTTTAAAGGATTAATGGCATTCTGAGCATCAACTATTAATCTGACTGTTGACTGTGCCACAAATACAAATAACCTTTATTATATATTACCTTGATTTGGCTTTTTGTCGTTGCATTTCTTTTTGGTCTCTGTCAATTTTTAGTTCATAATAAGCAGCCCAATAAACTAACTCCTCTTGAGTAATTAAGGTTCTTAATTCATATAATGTTTTACCAAGTTCTGTTGCTAGGAAAAATTCAAAGTTTAACCAATTGTCCCCTTTTATTCGTTTTTTGCTTTTGGAATATCAATGTCTATATCCATCATAAATATTTCAATATCATTTAAAATCTTTTCAGGAATTTGTCTTTGAAGCATCGGTGCATCTGACATATCAAATGCTGGAGTCCCATCTTCTTTTTGTGCTACTTTACATAAAAGCTGTGTTGAGATAGTCAAAGCCTCATCTGTACCAGCTAATTGTTGGGCTTTCTGTCTATCAAATCTTGTTATGGGTGGAAAATATAGAGTTGTTAAAATTTTACCTAATGAATCTTTGAGATCATATTTGCGCCTTGCAGTCATCTCATCTTTAAATCCACCAATGATGAGGTCTGCTGTTCTTTGAGTTGACATAAAAATTTGGGGTTGTAAAAGTTTTTATTAGATAGCAGATGTAATTGTTCCGCTTGGCTTAAATGTAATGCTTATTGTGCTTACGTCACCTAATGATGAAGATTGCTCAAAACTTGTAATCAAACCTGAAAAACTAATTTTAGCTGAACCACTTGCACTATCAGGGAATAATTCAAAAGCTGCTGTACCAGCATCGCCTGTTGTTAAAACACCATCAACAAAAGTTGCAGTTTCTCCAGAGGCAGCATTGTCATAAACTAACTCAGCAGTTCCCTCACCTTCAATCAATCCACCGATGAATTTTTTAAAGGTGTCGCCCTGGACAGTTGTTTCTTGGGTATCTTTGGTGATAGACATAGACCATGATCTTGTGCCTAATACTGGGTTAACTGAAGAGCCACCATCATCAAATTTGACTTGCCCAACATCGCCTTTTACAGCAGCCATAACAAAAAAAAGAAAGATTTATAAATATATTAACTCTTTTCTGACTTTTTTACAGCCTTTTTTGTCGCTTGTTGTTTTTCCATATATCTTTTACAAGAGTTATCCCAGTAATTTGCTTCTCTTCTTCCTTTTACTGCCTCGATAGCGTCAAGCATTTCTTCTGTAATTTCAATCATTAAAGATCCTCATAGATGTTAAATGTAATTCTTATTTGTGTTTGAAACTTCCCTTCTGGACTTGATGTTAATACTTCAGGCCCGACAGGAGAATCAAAAATTACATTTGATACTGTCACTCTATTGTATAAATCTCTAAGCCTCTTGCCAATCGTATAGTTTGACCCAGCACCAATACCCTCTTCAGTAAAAATATTTAAAACTATAAGACCAACAACATCATTAAAAGCATTGGTTGTGTCTCCTTGCGTAAGGTATTGATGTGCTCCAAAACTTGTAAGGCATTGAACAAAAGTATCCTCTGTGGTGGAATCAAATGCCATGTTGTTGAATACAACAGGAATCGCTGGGCTTGATGCAAGTTCTGTTGCTAATCTTGCCTCGATTGTAGATCTTACGGTGTTTAAATCTATTGCTGCCATTTATGCCTTCCTAAATTCGTTTTTAATATACTGTTCTAACTGTTTGGCAACAAGTTCTGGATAACCTTTGATTGTGCTTTGACGAGTCCTATATCTTCCACCCCAACTTGGAGGGAGGTTTGTTCCATAAGCAACTGGTTCTGCATATTCAATATTTGTGGAAACAATACCAA